TCCAATACCGAGGAANTGTGNGANGAGCTGGAGCGCCGCTACTGGCGTTACATCGACCAGATCGTGATTTATCCCGACCCGGCGGGCGCCTATGGCTCCACCAAGGGTCGCGGTGAGTCCGACCTGGACATTTTCCGCAAGCGCGGCTTCAAGAAGCAGAAGTACCGACGCAAGCACCCAGCGGTCACCGACCGGGTCAACGCCGTGAACAAGATGCTCAAGTCCGCCAACGGAACTATTCGCCTGTACGTGGACCCGCGCTGCAAGAAGTTCATCGAGGCGATGGAGCAAACCCTGTACGTGCCAGGTAGCCGCGAGGTCGACAAGCGACAGGGCGTCGAGCACGCCGCGGACGCCGGCGGCTACTGCATCGAGTTTGAATTCCCGGTCTTCAAGGTGGAAATCATGGGCCTTTCAAATTAACTTGACGGATAAGTCAGTGCTGAGTTAGCATCCATTCACTTCTATAAGAATCATGACAGACAAAATCAAAGAACTGCTCGAAAGCCGACATCCCGAATATGAGGAGAACTTGGCGCATTGGAAATTCCTTGAGGATACCTATGAGGGTGGGCGGGATTGGTTCGAGAAGAACATCTTCCAGTTCGTCAAGGAAGGCCCAATCGAGTTCGAGAAGCGCGTGGCGCGCGCCTACCGCTTCAACCACACCAAGCAGGTTGTGGATCAAGTCGACAAATACGTTTTCAAGATGCCAATCGCTCGCAAGGTCGAGGACGCTCCGGATGCCATCAAGGCATTCTGGAAGCGCGCCACCCGCAGCGGCCTGGACATTGACACATTTGCCAAGCGCATCTCCAACTCGACCAGCATTTACGGTCGTGTCTGGGTGGTGGTGGACTCCAGCATCAAGCCCGGCGAGGTCAAGAGCCTGAAGGACGAGAAGTCAGGCATCGGCCAAATCTATGCCTACATCGTGCGCCCGCAGGAAATGCTGGACATGAGCTACGACGAGATTGGTGAGCTGAACTGGGCGCTGATCAAGGAATTCAAGCGCGACGACGAAAATCCGCTCAATTCCAGCCGCAAGGAAATCACCCAGTACCGACTGTGGACCCGCACCGAGTGGACCCTGTTTGAGATTCAAAAGCCCAAGGGAGGCAAGCACAAGTACGTCGAGGTGGACTCCGGCACGCATGACCTCGGCATTGTTCCGATCATCCAGGCCGATCACGTCTTCTCGGAAGAGCTGTACCGCGCCCCCGGCCTGATCGAAGATGCCGCCTACATGGACCGCGCGGTCGCCAATTACCTGTCCAACCTGGATGCCATCATTCAGGACCAGACATTCAGCCAGTTGGCAATGCCCGCGCAGGGTCTGCTGCCTGGCGAAGAAGGCTCGGACAAGCTGATCGACATGTCCACCAAGCGGGTGTTCCTGTACAACGGCGAGTCGGGCTCACAGCCCTTCTACCTGGCACCAGACCCCAAGCAGGCGGAGTTGATCCTGTCTGCCATCAGTTCGATCATCAATGAGATTTACCACTCGGTTGGCCTGGCAGGCGAGCGCAACGACAGCAACTCGGGCGGTGGTGGGGCTGAGTCCTCGGGCGTCGCCAAGAGCTACGACTTCGAGCGTGTGAATTCGCTGCTGGCTGCCAAGGCCGCAGCACTGCAGCACACCGAAATGCTGATTTCGCGCCTGGTCTGCTGCTACGCAGGCAAGGAAGTGCAAGACCTCGATGGTCTGCTGGCTTACCCGGCGGAGTTCGACGTGCGCAGCGTCTACGACGAGTTTGAGATCGCNGCCCAGCTGTCGCTGATCACCGCCCCGGATGAGGTGCGGCGCGAGCAGATGCGCTCCCTGATCAAAAAATTATTCCCAGCCGCCCCCAGCAAGGTGGTCGAGCTCCTGGAGTCTTCGCTCAAGGACTGGCCGCCTGAAATGCTGATGGCTGATGGGCTCGGTGCCCCCAAGGCGCCGGGNGAAAAGAGTTCGGGTGCCTCGCCGTTGAAAGCGGCCAACACCCAACGGGTTGCCAAGAAGATGGCTTCCTAAGCGCGGACTAAGAGACCTGTTCGCAAAACTGTAACAACGGCCAAGAGACCGGCCACAAGGAAAGATAAATGCGTATTCAACGACTGATGAAACTTCACCGACTCATGAATCAAGCGGGCGAGGGTGGTTCTGACACCGGCGGCACTGGCACTGGCGATGGCGGAGACGCAGCAGCCGCAGCCAAGGTGATCGCCGATGCGGCCGCAGCTGCAGCAGCCCTGGCAAAAGCCAAGGAAGCCGAGGGCAAGCCCACGGAAGCCGAGGCCAAGTTGCTCAAGGACATGATGAAGCAAAAGACCCGCGCTGGTGAGTTGGAAGCCCAACTGAATCTCGTCAACGAGAAACTGAAGGCTTTTGAAGGCATCGACGCAGCCAAGGTGAAAACCTTGATGGTGGAGCAGGAAGAAATTGAGCGTAAGCGTGCCATCGCGGAAGGTGATTTTGACCGTCTGACCAAACAGATGGCCGAGCGCCACACCGCTGAAAAGTCAACCATGCAGGAGCAGATCGCGGCCGCCACAAGCGCAACCAGCAGCCTGCAAAAGCAAATCGCCGACTTGACCGTGGGTGGCTCGTTCACCTCGTCCAAGTTCGTGACGGAAGACCTGACGCTGACGCCCAACAAGGCGCGCGTGATCTACGGACCGCACTTTGAGTACAAGGACGGCAAAGTTGTCGGCTTTGACAAACCCGCTGGTGCAAGTGACCGCACGATGCTGGTGAACTCGACAGGCGACGCCCTGAACTTTGAAGACGCAATGAAGAAGATTGTCGATGCTGACCCGGATCGCGACGAGCTGATCCGCTCCAAGATGAAGCCGGGCGCAGGTAGCGCACCCACAAAACCGGCCAAAGGTGCCGACTCCAATCAGTCCAACAACCTCTCGGGCGTTGAAAAGATTGCGGCCGGCCTCAAGGCACTTGCAAGTAAACGATAAGGCTCATACAATTAGTCATCACTGACTTAGTGAGCCAACAAAGAAAGAAAAGAAAATGGCACTCCTGAAAGTTGAAGCCGATAAGATGTCCCAGAACCAGATGGTTGCTGGCCTTATCGAAGAACTCATCACTGTGAACGAAATGTTCGGTCTGCTGCCTTTCACGCAAGTGAATGGCAAAGCTTACGTTTACCACCGTGAAGACATGGCAAACATGCCCACAGTCTCCTTCCTGGACCCCAATGACCTCGTGACCGAGGACGCTGGCAAGTACCTGGAAGTCATCACTCAACTGCGCATCCTGGCAGGTGACGTGGACGTGGACAAGTTCATCATGGAAACCCAGTCCGACACCAACGACCAGTTGGCAACGGCCCTGGCCCTCAAGGTCAAGGCAATGGCTCGTCAGTTCCAGGACACTTCGGTGAACGGTTCTCTGGTTGGCAATGCCAAGTCCTTCGACGGCATGAAAGCCCTGTGTACCGCTGCTCAAACCGTCAACATTGCCGCCAACGGTGGTGCCTTGACCCTGACCGCCCTGGATCAGTTGATCGACCAAGTGCCGAACAAACCTGACTTCCTGGTGATGCGCTCCGGCACCCGTCGTGCTTATACTGCCTTGGTTCGCGCCGCGCAGGGTAACACCGCTTCGATGATCCAGCACAAGAACTTTGACAACCCGATCCTCGCCCACAACGGCGTGCCGATCATTGTCAATGACTGGCTGCCCGGCAACGAAGTGCTCGGTACTTCCGGCGCCGTCACTTGCTCGGTCTACGCAGTTCGTGCAAACGAAGCTGACGGCCTGCACGGTCTGTACGGTGGTTCTGACGCTGGTATGCGTGTCGAGTTGATCGGCACCGTGCAGAACAAAGATGCCATCCGTACCCGCGTGAAGTGGTATTGCGGCATGGCTCTGAAAAGCACCAAGTCTCTCGCCCGTCTGAACGGCCTTACCAACATTTAATTGTTGTCAGTAAGTCATGGGTGACTGAAAATAGGGGCCTTGTGCCCCTATTTTTTCTTCAATCAAGGATCAAAATGAAAATCAAAATCACACAGCCCGGTTGGGCAGGCTACACGGGTGACTTGGGCGCCTTTGCCTTCGTTGATGGCGTCTCGGTGGAAGACGTTGGCCGCGCCGACGCAGCCTTCCTGGCCGGTATCGTCTCGATCGAGGACGTTGCCGACGGCAAGAACCCCTCCATGTCCCAGCGCATTATCGACAACTATGGCAACGAAGCTGTGGTTGAGCCCGTGGTGGCCAAGGCAGAGCCGGCTGCCATTGCAGGCATGAGCAAAGAATCCCTCGAAGCCGTTGCAGATGCCGACGGCATCAAGGGACTGCGCGAAATCTCCGACCCGATGGGCTTGAAGGCCAATTCGATTCACGAATTGATCGAGAAGATACTGGCCGCCCAAGTCGACGCTGCGCTGGCGGCCGCACAGGCCGCCAAAGACGCTGCCGAGTAAGGAGAAATGGGCGTGCAGAACTACAAACCCGGCACCGAGGTGCCTCTGACGTTTATTCTGGCAGATGATGTCGGGAACATTCTCGCGCCCACCTCGCTGTCCTGGCGCATCCTGGATGAAGCCGAGACAGTTCTTCAAGACTGGGCTGTCGTGGCCCTGCCCTATGGGGAGACGCTCGACCTGGTCATTCCTTCGGGACTCACCACCGTTGTACCGCCCGCCCTACGCGGCGTGCGCACAGTTGAGCTTGAGGTCACCACAAGCACCGGGACGATTGAGCTGTCCCAGTCGGTCATGCTACAGGGCGCAACCGCCCTGGCCTTTGGTATCAACACCTTTCAAACCTACGCACAGGCGCTGCTGCTGTCGGGGGACTTCCCTGATCTGCAGACGCCAGGATGGTCCGGCGCCGGCCGCGAGTCGCGCGAAAAGGCCATGATCGAAGCCTACCGCCGGATTCTGCTGCTTCCCATTGCCTTGCGTGTCGATGACTCCCAGTCCCTGCTGAATGCAGGCGCACAGTTTGGACCAACGCCGCTGCGGTACATGACACCGCTGCAGATGACCTCGCTCTATCCCCCCATGCTGGAAGACATCAGACTGGCGCAAGTGATCGAGGCCGAGTTCATCCTGAACATGGACCCCATCACCCAGGCGCGCACTGACGGTCTGAGCTCCATGACTACAGGTGAGTCCAGCCAAACCTTTCGTGCCGGCAAACCGCTGGACTTCCCGGTCTGCCCCAAGGCACTGGCCCAGCTCCAACGCTGGGTGCGCTTTGGCGCCAGGATCGGCCGGTCATGATCATCCCCACCCTGCGCATCATGCGCCAGGCCCTGACGGGCTCTGACGTGCATGGCCAGCCCATCCTTGGCGTCATCTCCTGGGAGATGGTGGCGCCGGTGAAGATTCTCTTTGGCAGCCAGCACACCACGGTTCGCACCGACTCGTCAGCCTCNCACGGGAATGCCTACGAGAACGTGGCCGACGTCGTGATNCTGGCCAAGGCCNACTCGAAGATCGCGATCCAGGACATCCTGACCATCTACGGCAACCGCGTCAAGGTGGTCAAGCTGCACCCGCGCTACCGCGTCACCGGCGGCCTGGACCACGTCGAGATTCACTGCGAAGCCTGGAAGTAATTCATGGGCATGACGGTCAAGTTTGATCCGGACGCACTGGAAGCCAGCATTCGCAATGTCGCGAAGAGGGCAGGAGACAACGCCAGCAGAACCATGCGCCGCGCAGCCATTCGCATTCGCGATCTGGCTGTTGCCTACGCGCCACGCGACACGGGCACCCTGGAGAATGCCATCGACTATGGCGTGACCAGAGACGGCCGCCGCAACATGTACGTGGTCTACATCGACCTGAGCGCATCCCAGGACAACGGCAAATCCCTTTCCGAGTACGCCTGGATCATGGAGCAGCAGCTCCACCCGTTCGGCAGGCAGGCGCCCGGGGCGAAATACTTCAAGGTCAGGGCGAAGTCAAAAGCCAAGGGGCCAAAAGTGGGTGGTCACTTCATCCAGCGCGCCATCAAAGAAGGCACCAAGGACATGCTCAGTGATGTCAGGACCGAAATTTCTCGCACCCTCGGCAACCGCCTGGTGCATCTGGACATGGACCAGTAACCGGAGACTCCAATGAACCTGATCCCCATCGCAAATTACCTGGCAGAGAACGAATGCGGCATTGTTGGCGCGTCCATCTTCGTCACGGAAATGCCCAGCTCCTGCAACATCGGCATCCTGCTGATGGACGCTTACCATGGGACGCCCATTGACCCGGACTTGCCCGACTATTACGCAACCGAATTCAGGTTGGTGGTGCGCGACACAGACTTTGCAAATGGCAGTGCCCTGGCCAAGAATGCGTCCGCGCTGTTCAAGTCCCATGCAGGCTTCTCGGCAGAAGAGCTGCTGGTGCGTATGTCGTACCCAATGAATCTGCCCCGCTCGTACCGGCGCTCGGTGGGCGGCTATTGGGAGTTTGAAGTGGACATCGCGATTACTTTCGTCGAAGTTCCAGCATAACTTGCAACCTGCGGTCAAGGCGAATAGAATAAGTCACCCATGACTATTACCACCAAAACATTCAAGGAATAAAAAATGGCTTCCAGTACCAAAAACGTCAAGCTTGGCGTGTGCAATGTGTTCTTCGACGGCGCAGATTTGGGTTTGACCCAAGGCGGTGTTGAAGTGTCCGTGTCGACCGAAACCCACAAGGTGAACGTCGACCAATTCGGCAAAACCACGATCAATGAACTGATCATGGGCCGCAACGTGACGGTCAAGGTTCCCTTGGCTGAAACCACGCTGCGTAACCTGCTGGCAACGATGCCCGGCGCTTCGATGATCACCGACGGCGTGCAGGCAAGCTCTGTTGTGACCTACACGGTGGCGCCCACTGCCGCTTCGACCCTGACCATCGGTGGTCAGATTTTCACCTTCCACGCAACCGCAACCGGCCTGTACCAAGCCAAGCTGGGCGCAACCCAGGCGCTGTCTCTGCAGTCGATGGCTGACGTCATCAACCGCTCTGGCATTCAAGCTGTCGCTGGTGGCATTCTGGCTTCCGTGAACGTCGCCGGTACGACCATCACCCTCAAGGCTGGTGATCCTGGCGTGTTGGGTAACGGCATCACCGTGACAGCAACTGTTGGCGCAACCGCTGCCGGC